TCCCATATCCTTGGGGTGGATTAAACAAGAAGCTAGAGGGTATGAGAGCAGGTGAGCTTGTTACTCTTACTGGCGGCACTGGGCTTGGTAAGTCTTCTGTGACCAGAGAACTAGAGCACTGGCTCATCAACCACACCAAAGATAACGTAGGCATTGTAGCTCTTGAAGAGAACTGGAGCCGTACTGCTGAAGGTATCATGGCTGTTGAAGCTAACTCTAAGCTGCACCTTGACAGCGTTAAGAATCAGATAGGTGATGAGAAGCTTGAGCAGTATTACCGCAAGGTATTCATGGGAGAGAACGAGGGTCGTGTTTGGATTCATGCTCACCTCGGCGTAAATAATCTAGAAGATATATTCAGCAAGCTTCGCTACCTGATTGTTGGTTTAGATTGTAAGTGGGTTGTAGTTGACCACCTTCACATGCTAGTGCTACAAGCCTTAGAAGGCGATGAGCGTAAAGCTATTGACGGTATCATGCACCGACTTCGCTCTCTTGTAGAAGAGACAGGTGCTGGTATGATACTGGTATCTCACCTTCGTAGAGTTGAGGGCAACCGTGGACATGAGAACGGTATAGAGACAGGACTGTCACACCTCAGAGGCTCTCAGAGTATCGCTCAGTTATCAGACTGTGTTATATCTTTGGAGCGCAACCAACAATCAGAGGATGAGATTGAGGCATCAACCACTAAGGTGCGAGTGCTTAAATCTAGATACACTGGAGATGTTGGCGTAGCTTGTAGCCTTCTATACGATGCCGACACCGGCAGGCTACAAGAGATTGATGACGGTAATAACTATGATGCCTTTGACGGAGACGAACTATGAGTAACCTAGTGTTTGACATTGAGGCAGACGGACTTGACCCCACTAAAATCTTTTGTATTGTTGCTCAAGATGTAGACACAATGGATGTGTTTACGTTTGACAACACCCAACTCGAAGAAGGCTATGGTCTTTTAAGAGCCGCAGATAAACTAATCGGCCACAACATTATTGGCTATGACCTTCCGGCTATCAAAGATATAACCGGACTTGACCTAAGCAACAAGAAGATTGTAGATACACTTGTACTTTCTAGATTGTTCAAGCCAACCCGTGAGGGTGGTCATGGCTTAGAGTCTTGGGGCTATAGACTCAAGTTTAACAAGGGTGACTATGGTGCTAACCAAGATGCTTGGGATGCTTACTGCCCTGAAATGCTAGAGTATTGTAAGCGTGATGTAGAACTGAATACTAAAGTATACCAGCAGTTGTGTGTTGAAAGCCGAGGCTTCACACCTACAGCAGTAAAGCTTGAGCATTCAGTTGCTAAGATTATAGATGGGCAACGCCGAAATGGTTTTGAGTTAGACATGCGTAAAGCTATGTTGCTTGTTGCAATGTTCCAAGAGAAGTTAGATGCTACAGAGTCTGAAGTGCACGAGACATTCAGACCCAAGGTTATCATAGATATTCTCAAGCCTAAGTATACTAAAAGCGGCAAGCTTGCTAAAGTGTCTGAAGGCCCAGACGGTAAGGGTGTTAGACTTACTGACGAGGAGTATGACATCATGCTTCAAACCAACAAGCCTCTCAAGCGTGAGACTCATATAGAGTTTAACTTGGGTTCTCGTAAGCAGATAGGAGAGTATCTTGTTGAGGCTGGATGGACACCTAAAAACTTTACACCTACCGGCCAGCCAATCGTTGACGAGGGTACACTGTCTAAGGTTAAAGATATACCTGAAGCTGCATTGATTGCTAAGTACCTAATGCTTCAGAAGCGCTTGGCTCAAGTAAACAGTTGGATAAAAGCGGTTGAGCCTGACAACAGGGTGCGTGGTTATGTTAACCCTAACGGTGCTGTGACAGGCCGCATGACACATAGCCATCCTAACATGGCCCAGATACCTAGCAGTAACTCACCCTACGGCAAAGAGTGTAGGTCTTGCTGGACTGTAAAGTCTGGTAACAAGCTGGTAGGTATTGATGCTTCAGGCTTAGAACTTAGAATGCTTGCACACTATATGAACGATAAGGAGTATACAAATGAAATCCTCAACGGTGACATTCACAGCGCTAACCAAAGACTTGCAGGACTTGAATCAAGAAATCAGGCGAAAACTTTCATCTATGCCTTCCTTTACGGAGCCGGAAATGCTAAGCTTGGGACAGTGGTTAAAGCAGGTCAATCAAGAGGTAAGCAACTGCGAGAACAGTTTCTTAATAGTCTCCCATCACTTAGAACTCTTATCCAACGAGTACAACGAGACAGTAAAAAGGGCTTCCTCAAGGGGCTAGATGGGCGTAAGGTTACTGTTCGCTCTGAACATGCGGCACTCAATACGCTGTTACAATCAGCAGGTGCTATAGTTATGAAGGAAGCGTTGGTTATACTGGAGAAAAAGATACGGCACTTAGATGCTAAGTTTGTAGCCAACGTCCATGACGAATGGCAGATTGAATGCTTAGAAGAACATGCAAAACAAGTAGGTGATGCAGGCATTGAAGCTATCGTTGAAGCAGGTAAGAACTTAAACTTAAACTGTCCCTTAGACGGGGATTACAACATCGGAGATGGATGGCATGAAACCCACTAAGAAATGTAATCGTTGCGAAGATGAATTGGTAGATGAAGAAAACTGGACTATGGGTAATGTTCGCAAAAAGAATTATATATGCAAGGCTTGTGATAACGCTAAAAGAAAATCGAACTTACAAAAATCTAAAGAAGAAACTAACTCAGAAGAGGTTGAACAAGATGAAGCCATGTAAAGAAGACAGGAAAAAGTTTGACTTAGACTTAGCTTATGGCGAGGTTCGTGAAGATAAAATTGCAGAAATGCTTACCAACAAAAAGATAGAAGTTAAGTCAGAGCGTGGGATGTGGATGAAGACAGGTAACATTGCTATTGAGTATAAGTCTTACGGTAAGCCATCAGGTATTGATGCAACAGAATCTGACTATTGGTTTCACAACTTGTGTATTGGTGATGAAGAATACTGTACACTTGTATTCAATACAAACACATTAAGAAAGATTGTTAAGCGATTAGACAGTTTTAAAACAGTATCAGGTGGTGACAATAGAGCCAGTCAAATGTACCTGTTAAACCTTCAGAAGCTATTCTCTTCTGATGTAATCAAAGCATTCAAGGAGTTAGAAGATGAACCAGAAGCCGCTTAATACTATAGTCCCTGACATCTATGGGCTTCTTGAGAACCTTTCAAACGGAGAGCCTCTTCCAATAACGGAGGAGGCGCTCGATGCAACAATGGCATCTATGAAAGAAGCTATCCTTCACTGGGCAACACCAAGACCCAGAGACACTGACTTCACTGTCCGAATGTCTAACGTAGGTAAGCCGTCCCGACAGATGTGGTTTGAGAAGCATGACCCTAATGGCCGAGGTAGTGTTGATGGTGCAACGCAGATTAAGTTTCTGTACGGTCATGTGCTTGAAGAGATTGTACTTATGCTTGTAAGGATGGCAGGACACAGCGTCACTGATGAGCAAAAAGAAGTAACGGTCAACGGCATTGTCGGACACATGGACTGTAAGATTAACGGTCAGGTGGTGGACGTTAAGTCTGCATCTAAATTCGCCTTCAATAAGTTTATGAAGGGTACTCTGGCTGACGATGACCCCTTTGGTTACTTAGGACAACTCGCCGGTTACGAGAAAGCGGAAGGCACAGACGAGGGTGGTTTCCTTGTTATCAACAAAGAAAGCGGTGAGCTTTGTATGTATGTGCCGGATGATTTAGATAAGCCTAACATCGACACAAAAATAAATACTCTATTAGATGAATTAAAACTTGACACGCCACCTGAATTATGCTATACTCCCACACCTGATGGCAAGAAAGGAAATATGCAATTGCCTAAAGGGTGTACGTGGTGTAAGTATAAGCATCAATGTCACAAAGATGCCAACGATGGCGAAGGACTTAGAACTTTTAAATACTCTACTGGTTATAAATACTTGACACATGTAGAAGTTGAACCAAAGGTGGATGAGATATTATGAATCGCAGAAAGTCTAAGCGAATAAAAAAACATGCAGAAGCTTTGCAGATTGAATGGCTTAAAAGTCTCCTCAATGACGAGGAGGCTTCTAAGATTAACCAAGATAACTTCAGGGGTATGCTGCCAGAACAGACACATATCTGGGCGCAGAGAACAATACACACAAGCTTCTATACCCTGAAGTGGCTCACCAACAAAATTAAACAGTTGATTAAAATCTTTCCTGACAAGCAGGTTGAAGACATTACCCCGCAAGATATTGTTTGGAAGATGGAGCAACGGTAAGGAGGCGCATGAAAAAAGTACGCAAAGGCTATAGGAAGGCCAGAGTTAAACGCCCAGTAGAGAAAGATTTAATTAAAGGGTATGACTCAAACTGGGAGTATGAACTCCACTCCGGCATCCTAGATGCTTGGGAACACCATGTTGATAAAGTTGAGTACACAGTTACACACAAGTACGAACCAGACTTTGTTAAACAAATAGACGGTAAGAAGATATTGCTTGAAGCTAAGGGGCGCTTCTGGGACAGTGCAGAATACTCTAAGTATGTCTGGGTTTCTAAGGTTCTCCCCGATGACGTTGAGCTGGTGTTCCTTTTTGCTAACCCTAACGCTCCAATGCCTCAAGCAAAAGTTCGGAAGGATGGAACAAGAAGGTCACACGGCGAGTGGGCATCGTCCCATAACTTTAGGTGGTTTAGCGAAGACAGTATACCAGATGACTGGATTAACATAAAACACAAAGAGGACTTTAAAGATGAGCATTAATGACGCTACTCCCCAAGACTGGGACAGAGTAAGGGCTACAGGAGAGCCTACGTTTGAAGAGTACATGAAGCGTTTAGATTCTAAGTTTGTATATGACAGCACTGCAAGCTATGGCAACGAAGTAACTTCAGACGCAGGAGACTTTGCGGATTG